TCAGAGATCGTTCGCCGGCGTCGTCGGCCGGGGGTTGCCGACCGGGAGACGGATTGTCGGATTAGGCCGGGCCGACGCCACGATCGTGCGGTCGATCGTCAGGCTGGCGACAAAGGTGTGGCCGCACTCCATGTCCGAGCACTGGAATCGCAGCTCCTTGTAGAGCGGCGTGATGACCTTGCTGCTTCGCACCTTGGCCTGGGCCCGGCAGTGAGGACATTTGGTGCGGATGTGACCGCCGAAGCGGCGGCCCGGTTCCTTGAAGGCGTCCGGCTGGTGGGAAGAACTGAACCGACCAGAACTTGAGGCAGCCGTAGTGGCCGTGTCTTGCATGGATGACCCCGACTTTGCCCCTGTGGATGTCATAGCAGAAATCTTCCCAAACATCAGTGTAAAAGAACCGTGAGTTATGCAGTCGGGGCTGTTCAGCCCGAGGACGAGGGCGAGCCGCCGAGCTCGAGCTGCAGCGACGTGGTGAGGCCACCGTTGCCGGACAGGGTGTGGCGCGCTTCGACGATCAGCCAGTCGGCCGCGTCGATCTGGGGCTTCCATCCTGACAGGGTCAGTTTCTGCTCGGGGTAGAGATCGGGCCGGCCGCGGGCGAGCGACAGGTTGAAGGTCGCACCCTTGCGGCCCTGTCGCTTGAAATTGGTCTCCGCCGCGCGCTTGGCCGAGGCCTGTGATCCGTAGACGCGGCCGAGCCGTTTGGGGTTGCTGGCCGAGCCGACGAGGACTTCGCGCCGGGTCGCCGCCGCGCGGTCCTGCCAGACGGCGATGACGCCCGAATAGTTCTCCCGCTCCGGAGCTTCCCAATCGTGACGGTCGCCGTCGCGGCGGGTCAGGGTGGCGGGGGGAATGGGCGTGCCACCGGCGGTCTCTCCGGAGCCGACGGCCGCGAACAGCAGATGGCCGGCCTTGACGGTGGCCACGGCGTCGTGGAGGCGCCCCAGACGCGCGAGGAAGGCGCTGTCGCTCTCACGGTCCTGATCGAGATGAGAAATGGCCAGCGCGGCCTTGTCGGCCCCCACGCGCGACTGAAGGCCATTTCTGCCGGCAACGTCGGCCAGCACCTGGCCGAGGGTGGCATCGGTCCAGGTCTGGGTGCGGCGGGTTCGAAAGGCCCGCGTAAGGTCGGCTGACCGGGCCTTGATGATCAGGCGGTCGGGCGTTCCCGTGTGGCGCCGGCCATCCACCTTGAAGGTGCCCTTGTCGATCAGGCTGGTGGTGCCGCCATCGGCCAGGTCTCGCCAGCCGAGCTTGAGCGAGATCTCCGCACCGGGTGACGGGATGGCGACCCGCCCGTCTGAATCGTCCAGGACCAGCTCGAGCTCGTCGGCATCTGTGCCCCTTCGCTCTGACAGGCCCAGACTGATCAGGCGAGGATAGACGTCGCCGCTGATGCTGTTGCCGTCGACCACCAGGTCGTAGGCGGCCTGGCGGTGGATATACCCGGGCGCCTGGGTCACGAGGTAGCCTCAGCCGGGGCTTCTTCGCCTTCGGTGTCGTCCATGCGGCGCAGCTGCAGGCTGAAGTCCGTCTGCAGGGCGATGCCGCCCGCCATGAAGTTCCGCTTGCCCTCATCGAGGCCCTCGATGACGAAGGCGCCATAGACGAAGCCCTCCCCGTCCACGAGGGTCCAGGCCTGACCCGTGTCGGCCATGGCCGCCAGCTCCTCGAGCGCATCCTTGCGGCCGATCTGGCCGGGGGCGAGGATGCCCGACAGTTCAATCATGTCGTCACCCGGGCCCGCGAACTGACCGGCCGGGCGGGCATTGACCCGCTCGTTGGTCGGATGGCGCCAGGATCTGCGCCGGCGCATCTGGTCGAACAGGGCGCTGTCGATCGAGAATCCGAACATCCCGAGCGACATCAGCATGGCCGTGTCAGACATCAGGCCTCTCCATAGCTGTCGGAATCATCCGAGAGGCTCGATAGGTCGGGCTTGCGGAGCAGCTCGGCCACGCGGCGAGCCAGCGCCTCGGCGTCCTCGCCCGGCTTCTGGACGATGGTGATGCTGAGCGTGCCGATCGTCAGCCCCGCAGAGCTCGGTCGAGACGCAGCCGGTGTGGCGCCAGCTCGCGCTTCCAGCCGAGGGCCGGTGTCGAACACCGGGCGCGAAAGGCCCGATCCGTCCACCGCGGCCCAGGGGGAGGATGCCGCAGCACCGTCCCGATCGGGCCCGTCGATGATCCCCGGCCGGACGCCCGGCATGGACACGGATCCCGCCGCAATCAGCGCGGCTGCGGCGCCGGCCATGACCGAGGCCGGGCCGCGCCCGTCCTGGCCGAGGCCGAGGGTGAAGCCGGACATGACGTCCCGGCCGACATTCATCATGACGCGCGACGGTGAGCGGGTCTGGGTCACGCGCCGGGTAGTGGCCTCAGGCACGCGCGCGACCTCGGCCGTCGCAGCCTGCACCTCGCCCCGCTTGCCCCGGATGCCCCGGGCAAAGCCGTTCATCGCGTCAGCGCCGGCCTTCAGCAGCTTGCCGGGCAGGTCGGCCAGCCAAGTCCACAGATCCGCGAAGGCCGACTTGAATGCGTCGAGCGGGTTGAAGGCGCGGATCACATTCTTGATCGCATCGATGCCGCTGGAGACCGCGCCCTTCACCCTGCCCCACAGGCCAATGACGAAGCCGGAGATCGGCCCCCAATTGTTGACGATGAAGGCAAGAGGCGCGAACCGCATCAGCAATCCACCGATGGCGTCGAGGCCCGTTTGAACGGCACCCCGGTACTGGTCCCATGTCGCCTGCAGGAAGCGGGAGATCGGATCCCAATTGCGGACGATGAAGCCGAGAGGCGTGAACCGCATGAGGCCATCGCCGATCAGTGACAGGCCTTTGCTGACGACCTTACGGGCACCCTCCCAGATCCCACCGAGGAAGCCGGTGACACCCGACCACGCCTTGCGGACGTAACCCATGGGAGAGAAGCGGGCGAGCAGGTATTTGGCGTAGTCGAGCCCAAGCCCCACGACTTCGCCGGCCAGGTTCCACAGCGCCGACAGGAAGCCGACGATCGGCTGCCAGTTCCTGATAATGAAACCCATCGGCGTGAAATTCAGGAACAGGGACTTAATCACACCAAAGGCGTCGCCGACCGTCTTTGTGATGCCGTTCCACAAGTCCTTCAGCCACGGCCCGATGCGCCCCCAATTCCGATAGATCACATAGGCGACCAGGGCGACCGCAGCGGCGATCGCCACAGCAATCCACACCATAGGGTTGGCCAGCAGGGCCGTGTTGAATCCGAGGGTGGCCCATTTGGCAGTCTTTAGGGCTGTCACTAGGGGACCAAAGAGAACACCCGTCTGGGTCAAGGCGAGCTGCATGAGCGCGAAGGGGCCGAGCACGGCTGCGACGGCCATGGCCAACCCGCCGAAGACGATCAGGCCGGCGGCCAGGACCGCGACCAAAGTGCCAATGACCTTTACGGCTCCGGGATGCTGCTGGGCAAACGCCCGCACACGGTTCGCGCCGTCACGGAGCGCCAGCGCCCCAGCCTTGATCTGGGGCAGGAAGGCGCTCCCGATCTCGACACCAAGCGCCTTGATACCCTCCTTGCCCAGCTGGACCGCGTTTGACGCGGCCGCGGCCCGGGACTCGAACTCCTTTTGCATCGAGCCCGCATAGAGGCTGCTGTCGGCGACCTTGCCGAGGTTCTCCTCGAGGAGCTCCAGATTGGTAAGCATGGGCGCGATGGCGCCCACCGATTCCGATCCGAAGAGCTGGGTCAGGATCGCGCTCTGGCGATCGGGCGCGAGCTTGGAGACCCGCGTCAGGACATCCAAAATGGTGCCGCCGGCGTCGACCTGCATCTGTTTCGAGACCGCCACCGCGTCGAGGCCCAGCGCCTTCCAGGCCTGCCGTTGCATGCGGGTCGCCGCTTCGCCCTTGGTCAAGGCCAGCACCGTGTTCTTGATCCCGGTTGCGGCAATCTCTTCGCTGACCCCCATGCCAGCAATCGTAGAGCCGAGAGCCGCGATCTCGCCGGCCGCCATGCCGGCGACTTCACCCAGCGGGCCGATGCGGGTGACGATGTCAGAGATCTGCATCGCATTGGCGGGCCCGGTGTTGCCCAGGTAGTTGATCTGGTCGGCGAGCCCCCGGACCTCGGGCTGGGTCATGCGGAAGGCGGTGCGCCATGTGGCCATCATGGTGCCGGCCTGGTCAGCGGTCGTGTCGAAGGCGATGCCCATCTTGGCCGCGTCCTCGGCGAACGGGAGGAGCTCGCGCCGGGCGATACCGGCCTGCCCTGCAGCCGCGACAATCTGGGTCAGCCCTTCGGACGCAATCGGAATACGCGTCGCCAGATCGAGGATATCATTCGACATTTGCCGGAACTGAAGCGGTGTATCAAAGTCGACGACCTTGGCCACGTCCAGCATACCGTCTTCGAATGACATGGCCGCCTGGCCACCCATGAACAGGGGGGCCGCCAGCGCACCGCCTGCGGCCATCGAAGACATGCCGGCGCCCTGCATGGTCCCCGCCAGCTGCTGAGTGTTGTCGTAGCGCGTTCGGGCCTGGTCCAGGCGCTGCTGTCGGGCAGCCACGACCTCGAGCTGGCGCGCCTGCTCGCGCAGCTCACCATTGGCCTCGCGCAGTTCGCGTGCGAGCCGCATCTCGTGGCCGCTGAGGTTCTTGGTCGAGATCCCGGCCTCGGCCAATGATCCCCGGAGATCTTGCAGGCCGCGCCGCCGGCGCTGCTCCTGCTCCTGCAGATCCCGCACCTTGCCGCGGGCGATCTCCATGGCGCGGGTCAGCTGGCGGGTCGGCCTGTCTGCTGCTGCATGCGCCTGGCCTAGACGCTGGGCTTCCTTCTGTGCCTCGGCCAGGCGCGACCGCGTCTGGCCCAGCTCACCCTGCAGGCGCTTGTAGGCGGCGATGTTGCGGACGCTCTTCTGCAGATCGCTGACGCGCTCACGGGCCGCACCCAGAGCCTTGGACGTCCGGTCGCTCTCGCCCTTCACGCCGCTGAGAAAATTCTTGGCGTTTCCAGCGGCTTTGAAGATCAGGTTGAGGCGAAGGTTCTTGTCCACCGGTCAGGCTTCCTTGGGGCCGTTGACCCGATTCCACAGGGCGATCGCGCGGTCGCGTTCCTCGGCCAGTTCGGCCAGATCCAGCGCCATCAGGTCGGCCCGGGTCCAGCCATGGGTCACGAACATGATGTCCGCGAAGGCGTCCTCTACTCGGCCAGGGAGGCTTCCCGACGCTGCGACTTCGTCAGCAAAAAATTGATCACCTCACCCGCCAGCTGGGCGATGTCCTCTCCGTCCATGTCCATGAATTCCTGGCGGTGGATCATCGGCTCGGTGATGCGCGGCAGGACGATCGACATGGCGACCACGTCGGCCGAATAGAGGTCCGTCAGCTTGGCGCCGCGAAGATCGCCTCCCTTCGGCTTGCGCACGGTGACGTCGACGATCTTTTCGCCGCCGCGCTCGACGGGATTGTCGAGCGTCACCAGGGCCCAGGGGCGGCCGCTCTTGTCCACGCCCGAGCGGGGCTTCTCAACCGACGAAGTCGACGGCACGGTTTCGTTCGGGGTGTCAGTAGCAGGCGCTTGGTCAGAGGCTTTGGTCATTGGAAGGATCCCGGCGAGTTCGCCGCGTGAGCGCGGCCTGGAAGCGGTCGAAGTGACGATCGGCGGCCTGACGACGGGCAAGGTCATCCTGGCGCTGGCGCTGGAGCGCAGCCGCGATCGGGGCAAGTGAGCGCCCCGCCGTCATCAGTTGATGATGCGGCGCAGCTCGGCCCGGCGGTCGACGCCGTCGACGAGGAAGGTGCCGGCGATCATGTCGATCTCGAACTCGACGCGTCCGTTGCGGGTCTGTTTGTAATAGGTGCAGGCGGTCTTGTACTTGGTGCCCGACTTGGCGCCGACCTCATCGGTGCCGGCATCGATCTCGATGTGCCGGCCACGCACCACGATCTGGACGTCGTCATAGCGGCCCGTGGAGTCGTTTTGATACGCGCCCGCGAAACGCAGCTGGCTTCCATCGATGTCGGTCGTCCCGAACTCGCGGTTCAGCTCGGGCATGTCGCCGCCGTACTCGTGCTCGACCTCGATGGCCTCGAGGCCCATGTCCAGCTTGACGGTGCCCAGCATGCCGGCGCCGCGATAGTCCTCGGTCTTGATGACCAGCTTGGGCCGGGTGAACTTCATCGCCTGACCGGCAAAGGAGTTCGCGGCGTTGAAGACGTTCATATCCTTGAGCTGACGGGGCAGTTGCAT